TGCTTCTGCTGCTGCTGCTGCTTGTCGTTGTCGTTCTGCTTCTGCTGCTGCTTTTTTCGCGGCTGGTTTAGTAGGTGTTTCTGGCTTTCCCACTCCCGATGATACTGCTGCTACTCCCGACGGTCCTTCTGCTGCTCCTGATGGTGCTGCTGGTGATGCTTCTGGCTTTCCCTTTTTTCCTTTAGCACCACCAGCTTGAGCTTGAATAATAGGCAGGTATTGTCTGTATTGTCTAGCAGTTTCTATAGGTGTTTCATTAAGTCTATATTCAGGGAGACATGCAGTAGGTGTTTTTTGCATATCAATCGCATATACAATTTTGTTGGGCGAGACTACCGTATATACAATTGTAGATGATAGTTGAATTACTACATACATTTCCTTTACTTGCGACTCCGGTGTTTTTAAATATGAGAATTTAATACAATACTGCTGAGCTAGAGTATCTACAACGACATTTACTTCATTATTAGGGTCTACATCATAGTCTATACGCGTTTCATTAAACTTAGAAGGTAATGTTTTTAGGAACACAGTATTTGGGTCCAAACAGTTCAAGTCTTCTAACGGTAAAAATGTATCATCGTTACATAAACAGTATAGTTTCATTTTTTTTATGGTAGTACCACCCGGAACCTGAATAGTTTCATCTGGAAATACTGAACCACGCGCCTCATAGGAATCATCAAATTTTCTTTTTAACCAGTCCGCTTTAATAGCTAAAAGGGCAAAATTTATTAACTCTTTCTTAATATCATAATCTGGTGTAGGTAGAGGAAATGTTTGTATTTTAGAAAATATTCGTTCTGCTTCACCTGTTACACCTTGTATTTGTGCACGTACTTCACTCATGAAATCAACCGGCTGTTTTTTAAACGTAAAATCAAAAGCTTTTCTAGCCGATTCCCTAATATGAGGGCGTGGAGGTAAATATAAAGTTGGGTCACCAGGTGCAAAATCTTGCGTTCCTAATGTCATTAAAGCTGCTGAATTTTTTTTATAATTTACAACATCTCCTGTGAGTTTAATACCTAACATTTGGCTTCTAACCGATGATAATTCAAAATCAGGTCTTTCTACCATAGCACCAATAATTATATAAAGAACAGGTGAAAGCATACCATTAAATATTTTAGTAAAGTTTTGAAGACCCTGGACCCAAAACGTAGCTGTATAGTTCATTACATTTAATAAATCATCAAATGATACAAGAGTAGTTTTGGGACATGAAGTCATAAAACAACACATTAAAGGTTCTGATATAGTAAAAGGTTGCGCCCCAACAGGACCTCTAAGAAAGTCTTTAAATATATTTGTTTCGACCCGTCTGTCGTCACTTACATGACCATTAATTATTAGATACTGACAGTATCGATTATCAGGATTTACATCATTTCCAAAAAAATTTATTATTTCACTAAGCACAAGTGGAAATCCCTGATGAAAAATAGAATTATATTTTTTGTCTACTAGGTAATAATGTCCAACTAAACCTTGTACTCTATCAAGAGCATCTCTAGTATAATGTTGAGGAATATCTACATAAGAACGTTTAGTACCGGGAGGACGTATAGTACCGTCAGGACGTATAGTACCGTCAGGACGTATAATAGAAGGTAATGGAAAATTATTAAGAAAACTAGATTGTAAGTAAGGCATATTTTCTACAAAATAAAGAACACGTTGTAAAGAATCTAATTTAATCGGAGCTAGTTTCCCCTGAGAATAATGCGTAGTATAGTATCTACTTAAAATACTCTGTAATCTAAAATCTACAAGCGTTCCCTGTGTATAATCAAATCCTTTTTCAATAATAGAATTAGCTCTTAGTTTAAAATATACACGAAATAATCCTTCACTTTGTGAAAGATATACCCAAAAATAAATACCCGTTGTAAGCGTATTGTCATCATAGCATTTTACATATATTAATGTCCGACCTTCTAATTTTTCAAAGTCTACAATAGGACCGACTACATAATAATATGGGGCGATATGTGTTCGAAAACCATATTCAGGACTTGCTGGTCCTCCAGGTGGATTCAAGGCAAAAGGTAGAGGAAGATCACGTCGAGATGGCAGGGTTTGTTTAGCACACTCTTCATTCCATTCTCGTTCATATTGTATATTCCAGAATTCTGGCGATGGAACTAATGTTTTTAAGCGTGAGATTCTTTCATCTTCAATTAACTTATAATCTCTCCACATAGGCGTGTTAAATATGTTATACGCTTTAAGTGCATCTAAGTACAATGCCGTTCGTTTAAAAAATGTTTCATTACCAACACCACCACTAATGCTAACATCGGGTAACCATGAGTCGGTAACTCTACCAACATAATCTGTAGCAAACTTAGAACAATCTTTCTCAAACATTTGACCTATACTTGTATAAAATGCACCAGATAAACCTTTTTTGTCACCTTCTTTACTAGTAATAAAACAATCCATTAACATATCCTTTAATTCAACCTTTATACCATCTTTACATTCTGTTTTATATTGGACTTCACTTCCCATCTTTGCAATAAACTCAGCCAACTTTTGGTTAAAAAATATGGTTTGTTCTGCTTCATATAGTTCTTCTAATGTTTTACCATCAGGATCTAATGTTTTACCATCAGGACCATATTTATAAGATTCAGATTGAGTAGCAATTTCATCGTTAATCACTTCATTATTATTTAAGAATGTCTCATTTTGGGCTGCTTTCTGGTTTGCATTAACTGTAGTGTCAGGCACTAGAGTATTTAAATTTTCTATAACATGGCCCTTTAAACTTTGGTCAATTACAGCATTATTTACTTCTGCTAGTGCTTTGGTATCACGCAAAGGATGTTGTGGTTCCGAGTTAGGTGTAAATATTCGTGTAAGTGCTCGAAATCCTACATCAACAAAACGGGGTGTACCTACGAATAAATCCATCTATATAGTTATATTATAAGTATAATAAAATTCTAAATATTAAACAAACAAACACTTTCATAATGAAATAACATTATACTTTATCAAATCAATATTTTTAGAAAGTGATTTGGGAATAGTTTTAATACCTAAAAATTTACTTTTTTCATTATTTATTTTATCAAATAATGTTTTAGTATCATAAATTTTAACTGGAGGGTTTAAATTTTGTTGTATAACTATAGTTTCACTATCATTACTATCTAATATTAATGCAACATGACCATAAATAAAACTTGGTTTTTTATACTTCCAAAATAGAATTGAGCCGGGTTTTAAATAGTACGAATACGTTTTTGTATATGGATATTCATACGTTTTTAATTTAACTATTTTATCATTTTCATTACTTGATAAAACATCAATTCTGTTAAAAAAATCAACAGCATCTACTACTGAAGGAAATGACACATTTTTAATAGTCGAAAAAAATCTCCTAATTAGTTCAACGCATTGAAATGGTACTCCATATTTTGTTTTATGTACACCCTTAGAATCTTTTTTTTTTATATATATATTTATTACCGTTTCCATCTTATAATATTACTATATATAAATATTATTAAACATCTAGTATAACTTTATTATTCTTACTTCAAAGTATTTCATATTTCATACAGAACTATAATTTAAAATAAAATAAAATATAATATATAGAAAAATGGTAACAAGAAAGCAGCTTCTTAAAACATATAAAAGTTGGCGTCGAAATCAACCTACTAGACACCAACGAACTCTGCAAATGAAACGATGCGGTAAAAAGTGTTTCCTTGGTTCTAAAAAATCATTCCCTATTTGTAACGCCGGTACATGTAAGCCAAGCAAAGGTGGTCTCGTTTCAGCATATATCCGAGCTCGCGAGATGACGCGTAGAGCGAGAGATAGAACCATTCAGAAACATCGCGCACCATATTACTACAGTGTAGCAAAAAAAGCTAAAAACTTATTACGTAAGTTATTTATATCGTCGAGAAAAACGAAAACTAGAAAAATAAGAAGGTAAGTAAAATAAAATAAATTAAATAATAAAGAAGTACAGTTTTATTAACTAAAATATAGTATGTGTATAATATATCTTAGTTATGGATTCGCAAAGTAACGCCGCCGGCGCCGACGACATAAAAGACAAGAATATTTTAACAGGATTTGTTTTCGACTTTTATAAACAAAACATATTATGGGTAATCGTTACAATAGTTGTATTATTCGTAACAAGTCCCCTAGAGATGATTGTACTTTCAAACCTATTTAGTAGCTTCACTAGCTCTATTAATAAACTAGATTATGGTAACTCTATAAGCATACTATGGAAGATTGCCTTCTTATATATCATAATAGATGTGATATACATGATAAATAGTTACTATGATAAAGTAAGTTACCCTAAGATGGAAAAATTTATTAGGTTCAAGTTAATTGATTTAATATTTAAAAACATAGAGGTCAACTATGACCATGAAAATATATCAAATATAATTTTAAGGTTATTACAGATTCCCAATGTAGCTGTAAGCTGTACTCAAAATTTTATATACTGGATGTTCACATTCTGTATAACCGTTTTTTCAATATTAGCCTATATTTTATACATAAATCTAGAAATAGGAGGGATAATGATAGTACTATTTTCTATATTTTGCCTTACATACTACTATGTGTTACTAAAAATAAAAAATAAATCTGCCGAAAGAGATAAAGAGGAAAAAGTACTAACGACACACGTTGATGATGTACTGAGCAACTCTTTAAGTGTAATCGCTTGTAAAAAAATTAAAGATGAAAAAGAATACCTAGAAAACAAACATAACATATATGATGAAAAACATGAAGACCAATTATGGTACTCATCTAAGGGGTTGTATTTATTTTCTTTTATAGTAACAGTTATACTAGTGGTATACGTATATATTATTCTTCGTTTCTACAAAGCTAAGAAAATAACAAGCGAGGACACGGTAAAGCTTGTCATTATCATATTATTTTTTATTCGCTACTTGAAGACAACAATAAATAGAACTGTTCAGTTCGTTATACTATATGGTAAGTTAGAAGAAAGCGAACAAAATATTAAAAATATAGTGAATGAAACCGCAGGAAATGGAATGAAAAAAAATATTACCATAAATGGTGATATAGAATTTAAAAATGTATCGTTTGAGTATAGCGGCAATGATCCGAATATGAAAACACAAAATTTAGAAAAAAAACATAAGTCACTAGATAATGTTTCTTTTAAAATAAAACCATTAGACCGTGTTGCGGTTATAGGGTCAAACGGTAGTGGTAAGTCGACAATTATTAAACTTATTATGGGCTACTATAATGTTTCAAGTGGAGAAGTTTTACACAATGGTGTGAATGTTTTGGATATTAATCGTGAATACTTGCGCGGTAAAATTGCAATCATAAATCAAAAAGTAGTACTATTCAATCGCTCCATTATTGATAACATATGTTATGGAAATAATATACCAAAAGAAAAAGTAAAACAAATTATCAAAAATTTACACGTAATGCGTGTATTTAAAAATCAACCACAAGGACTAGAAACATTAGCGGGATTACATGGTTCCACATTAAGTGGTGGACAAAAACAAATTATATATTTATTGCGCTGCTATTTAAGCAATAAACCTATTATTATTATGGACGAACCTACTGCCGCAGTCGACAGTATACACAAAAAGTATATAATGCGAATGATTGACGAGATGGCCAAAAAATCGACGCTTATTGTCGTAACACATGATGCCGAATATGCGGCCTCATTTCCTACTAAAATTTATATTGAGGATGGTAAAATAGTAAAAGTTAAAGGTGCAAACGATAGTTCGATGCCGTATGACGACTACGATAATTTTTTACTATAAAGCAATGAGGCTTTTGTCTATACACCCGTAGAACCGAAACCACCATTACCGCGTTCAGTCAATCCTAGCTTTTCTTCGCTATCTACAATATGTACCATAAATGGCTCCAATGTTGGCGAACATATCTGAAACATTCGAGACATTGGCGGCATATATTGACCAAGATACGTTTTTGTGTCATTGTTTTCTGCATTAATATTGTCTACCACCGCCATTATTTCACCCCTATATCCCGAGTCAATAATGCCTACCGAATTTGATAAGCGAAATGGTGTTTTTACAATACTAGAGCGAGGATATAAATAGTATCCAGATGCAGACGATTTATTGTATGTTGGATTAAAGTGTGACATACTACACTTAACACCGAGTGGTGCGCGAAATGTTACTGATGATATACGGTTGATTGTATATCCGAGGTCATGTTCAGAATAGTCGAAAGGAATAAATAAGTCAAAACCTGAGTCAGGATACTGTGACTCGTTTATTTTTTTGTTATGTTCTTCAACCTTGGCTTCATACAGTTTTACTATTTCTTCGTATTTAGGGGTAGGGACAGAAGCGCCTGTAGACTGTTTCATAATAAACATTTTAAGAATATATGATGGGAGGGGTGTTTGGAAGGAAGTAGAATGGCTTAGGCTCATTTTATGTAAGGTTAGTAGTATTAGTAGTATTAGTAGTATTATTATGATAACTTTATATTATTTTTACAGTTTAAAATAATATATTAATATATATGGATGAAAAAAGCAGAAGAATACTGCGAAATATGTCATAAATATGGACACAAACGAAGTAGATGTCCTACGCATCGTGATAGAAGGCGACATCATCCGCAACATGGAGCAGTTGCTATGGCTGGTTATAATGAGCCACCTGTTCAAGGAAACTGGCCTATGCATATGGGAATGCCTATGGTGGCGCAATGGCCTGTATTTCAAGGACAGCATCCGCATCCGCAATTTTATCATCCCATGTATGTCGATGAAGAACCTCCTCCTGACTTAATGTTAGAGAGTACCGCTCCTATTCCGGTTGAAGTAGATGAAAACTTCTGGGCTGCAATGAATGTTCGAAATTTTCAAGAAACAATAGAAAGCGTTTACGAAGACTATCGCAACTTTATGTTTGGGAATATGATGCAAGGTGGTCTAGTAGATAAAATACCACTAACCACCAGTTTATGCAAAAGACAAAGTCTTGAAAATCCGCAAAGTAACTATGATATGGGAATGTGTTTTATTGCAGTTGGTAGAGTAACTAGAATACTACAGCATAAATGCAAAGTAATGTTAAAAGGTAAGACGGGGCTATATTTATGCGCTGATATATATAGCGTTTTAGGCGACTTAGAACACCATACAACGGATGATATTGACCTCGTCATATTAGCAAAACATAGTGACCAAGATGATGTTACGAGGAAAGTATTTGCACAACAAGTTGGAGCATTTATTAAATCGTGTCTTGATTTAAAGCGAGAAAAGTCTCTAGAAACTGCGGAACGAGCGCCTGCCGGAAATAGAGAAGTTGTTAAAAAGGGATGTGAAAGACTTACATACAGCTGCGTCGATGTTGTTATGAGAGGACCAGGGGTATGTGGTACAGATTTGGAATCTAAAAATGTGAAAGTTGTTTTGGGAGATACTGAAGTACCCAGAAAAAAAGTAAAGTTAGTAGATATAACATACTCTACATATGATGAAGAAATTGATAAACTTTATAGTCGTGTTCGCGCTTATACAATTCGAGGAGGGCTTACATTTTTTTACTTGGATGTGCATATAGCTTTGATGGAATACGTATATATTATTTATAAAAACGTGAGACAGTGTCGCGAATTTGTTGCGAAAGGTGGCGTTCGTGCGATTGTTAGTGATAGTAGAGAAGGACCTATGAGTGGAAAAGTGTTAAGCAGATTATTTGAACGTTCTAAGAAAAAGGAGTTGATGGCCCAAAAAAGGGGGGATAAAGCAGGAGAAGCAGGAGAAGCAGAGCTAGATGTTCGGGAGATGGACTGTGCTTCGGCAAGATGTTTTTTAGATAACTTGACGGATTTTGAACAAAAAACGATGTTTAAATTTTCAAAGTCGGCATTTTTGTGTGCATCTATTATTGTCGATTTACCTGAACATGATAGCAGTAGGTTGCCTCTTGTACAAAAACAACACTTACAAAAAAGATTCGTTTTAATGCAAGTCCGCGAATTGGCTAGTTATGGTATCATACCTAAAAAGTTTTCATCCGTTATGTCCCAAACATATGATGTTTTAAGCGAAATGTTAGATGATGTTATATTGCAGCAAAATGAAAGAGAACGCTATCATGCAGCACAAATGCACGAACACTTGGCTGAACGATTACTAGCAGTTGAACATCCTCCAAAAGAAAGAATGCAAACGAGATTTACCGGACCTATTTCAGACTTTCATGTAGAAAAACTTCCATTTTTTGAACTACCACAAATGATTCCACAAGAATTAGTTTCTCCAGCGTCAACGAGGTCCTCAGTATCTTTAACAAGTAACGGTGAACTAAGTGTTCCTGAAGATGAGCGACATAGTTTATGGAGACAAAAACATAAAGCATATAAAAAGTTGACTAAGAAACAAAGAAGAGCACGCAAAAAGTTTTTAAAAAATATGTCGCTAAGACAAAAATCACCTGAATCAGGAGCATCGGCATCGCATGGACTATATAGAGACACAGAAAAGTTACATGACCTGACATCTAGTAGTAGTGGTACTGTTGGATTTTATACACCAAGGTCATCACTTAGTGATAGGGGCGATTCACCAAGACACGATGAACCAGCGGAAGGAGGTAAAAATAAGAAACACTATAAAACAAGAACTAAGAGTATTAGAATTAAAACCAGAAAAAGTATAAAAAAACGTTCTATTAAAAGTAAAAAGTATTAAAATATTGTAAGTTAAAAATGATAAACGATAGGTGATTAGCGAGAAGTTATTATTGATTATTTATAATATTTATAATATTTATAAATAATATAGCCATATAAAATGAAGTATGTCATTCGCGGTGCTTTATACAACTTTTTGTGTATTTTTGTATTTGCTTTAATTTATTATAGTATACGTAAAGAAATGGATTTAAATGAAGATATGTCTCGGTACATAGAACCCAGATTTCCAGATACATTATTTTTAGCTACAACGGTTCAAGCAGGTGTTGGTTATACGTTGGTCACACCAAAAAGCGACTTTGCTAAGTATACTATAATGGCTCAGCAATATTTTATGATTTTTACCAACTTAATGTTGTTCTATTTCATTTCACTTTAAGCACTATAAATAAGCACTATAAAATTTGCAAACAAACATATATAACACGCGCATTGACGTTATATATGTTATTATGTTATCATGATATCATGTTAATATCACCATTATATTAAACACAAGTAACACATGGAGGATTTGTTACTACACATGGTGGGCAGTTCATGTAGTCAGGAGGAACAATACCAACAGCCTTTGCTTGTTGCCACGTTATAACATTTGTATCGCACCCTGTATGTGACAACATTGGTGGATAGTGCTGCATACATGCTGGTGTAGGAAGATTATTCTTCTTAGAAACACCACCCGTGGTAATATACATACCCTGTGACATCATTTCACCGTAAGGGCTAAAGTTATCAACATTCTTAGTTGTAGGGCGATAAAACAGTTTCTTTTTGGTACCAATGTATATATACTTTCCTTGAATGCAAGTACATTTATTGTTGATGTCGCAACAAACTGGATTTTCAAAATTACAAGAACCAACTTTTCGTGTTACATTTTCAACATACTGTCCTTGTGTTTTCGTAATTCTGTAACTATTGTCGTCATCTTTGACCCATGTGTTAGGGTACGTTCCAAATAAAATACCCTTATAACGTTCATCCAACATACCCTGAGTATTTTTCGTGGATTTTTTAATAATATTTTCATCATTCGTACAGCAGTCACCCGAGTTAAAAATAAATACAGGATATCTGCCGCCACTTCCTCCGGAACCCGTCGGAGTGTTGCCGCGGTATCTGGTTCTTGTAACATTGGATACCATTCTAAACTGACCTACACCTCCAATATTGCGAAGAGTTCCATTTAGAGCGAAACCTTTATTACCAATACCAGAAATAGGGTCAGCGCGAGGATTTCCGCCTAAATTCGTTTTTCTTTTTAAAGTAGCAATTGACATTCTTATAAATTAGACATACAAAAGAATTCTTTTATTTTCATCTTTATCTAAACAACGTTTAAGGCACCAGTAGAGAGAAGTGTAAACAAATGGGCCAGATACTTTATCATAGTCTTCTTCGTCTTTGATTTGTTTTCTTAAAAAAATATATACACACAACTGTGCGAGACTATAATATATAGATGAAAAATATATGTCGATGGGTATTTTATCTGGTTGGTCATCAAGACCTATCTCAATATGAGGTGGAATGAAAGAATTATTTTTATTATATTGAATTGGGTAGTCTATTGTAATATTGTTGGTTTCACTGTCTATTTTAAAAATTTTATCGTCATTCATGAAAGAAAAAATAGTATTGTCAATAACAATAAAATCTTCTAAACTAAAAAAAGGAATAGAATATCCCTTATTTCGTAAAAATGTTAGTTGGTTCCCTATATTACCTATAAAATGAAGTATTACATTATAGTTTGTTCCTT